TTACTTACTTTATGTGTTGCGAAGCAACTCACTCTTATCGGCGGAGCGAAGCGGAGCCGAAAATTTTTTAGAACAAAAGGAGAACACCCGTAGATGTTCCCCAATTGTTGTTTGATTACTTGTCTTGAAGTGGTTCAAGTCCCATGTTTGCTCTCATGGTGTTGATCTCCTCAATGCTTGCAACCCTTTGTGGCTTGTCATTTAGATCATTCCAATTATTTCTAAAGCCAAAATCTTTACAAAGTTGAACCCAGCATTTCGCAGAATCTTCCAAGGCTTCAACAACTGCTAGGCATCTTGCTTCATTCTCGCTAAAGTATGTAGCTGAACCAGACTTTTTATGGTTTTCTTGTGCTTTGGCTCTTGCTTCCATCATTCGCTCGTTGAGTTCCTCGATTTTCTTTTGCATTTGGTAATGTACATATACTGCAATATGATTTCCCATATAAATCCAATCGGATTGATTTGGCTTGCATTTTTTCTCTTTAATTGCTGTTTTACATATTGCTTCTAGTCCATCAATGCCTTGCATTAGTAGGCTAGTATTTTTTGTTATTACTTCTTGTAATTTTGTAGTCATATTATTTCTCCTATATTTTATATTATAAATTATATACATTTTAATATTATTAATGTGTCATAAATAAGGCAACATTTAATTTAATACATATAAATTTTAGTACCAATATTTACTAGTTTACAACTCCACATATTATGCACTTGCAAATAGCGTAAGCAATCCCTGTCGCCCCTGCGAGGGCCGACAATCGGATAACAGCTTGCCTGTTACGATTGGCGTAGTATGGATTGCCCGATAATAATACACACATAACATTCATTGATTGATACTTACTTACACACTTACACTTAGTTACTTCTTTACTTGTATAGGTGAATACATTGTCTCGTTTCGAGATGGGGAATAAAGGCGTAGTTGCGTACAAGAGACACAAGATACACAATCAAAGTACGAACGTAGGCAAGAAGTTAATTCAAAGCGACTGTCGTTCGCAAACGACACGGGCTATGCCCGTAGGGGGGTTTTAGCGAGGCATAGGGCGTAATATATAATGTAGGGGTGCGGTACAATATATAGGAGGTTTGTAAACAGTATTCCGTAATTGACACACACACAAGGAAACGATACAAAGAGATATGACAGAGATAACCATGAAGTTCTCAGTTGCCCCAGCAGTTCTATTTTTAGAGACACAGCTACCAGAAAAGGTCATAGGGGGTTTGAACGAATACCTCGATGCACGACACAAGAAGGGTGGAGAGGATTTTGGAAATAAACTGGTAGGTCAAATATCCCACGGGGAACAATTAAAGATCGATTCCGAGGATCCATTGATAACCCCCTTTGTTAATATTGTGGCGTATATGTCCCAGGAGTACATAAAACAGTTTTGCAGGACTATAGGAGTTGAAGAATTAAGAAGAACTCCCCATGTTCACAGTCTATGGTCGGTTCATTCATACGAGAGAGACTACAATCCCTTGCATGACCACGGAATTGATACGCTTATGGGCTTATCATTCACCACATGGACTAAGATTCCGCCCCAGATTGCAGAGAAAGATGCCTATAAGTCGTCAGATCTCTATAATTCTAGTGGAATCGCAGACGGATTCCTGCAATTTCACTTCGGACAGACAGGGATACGGGGTTTGGAGGAGCTAAGACCACCATTCTCACGGACTGTTAAGCCCGAAGTTGGTAAACTACTGATGTTTCCATCCTGGACACAGCATTGTGTCTATCCCTTTGAGGGTGACGGAGAGAGGCGTACAGTAGCAGGGAACCTTAATATGGTAGATACAGACCTGATCGACTCAGATTCGTCTGTTTGATACCTTAAAATCAATTTAAACACTATTTAAAAGGAGAGATAACTATGCCATCAGGTAAAGGTACATATGGTTCTACTAAAGGTAGACCACCAATGAAGAAGAAAAAGAAGAAGATGAAGAAGAAAACTAAAAAGAAGGGTATGTCTTACTAATGCTTACTAAGAAACAAAAGACTCTACCTGATTCTCTTAAAAAGAAGATCATGGAGGCTAAAAAGAAAAAGAAACCTGGCATGAAAGTACAGGAATCTAATAAAAAGTTCATAGTATAATATGGCATCACCTAAACCTAAGAATAAAGCCCTATACTCTAGGGTAAAAGCAGAGGCAAAGCGTAAGTTCAAGGTCTATCCTAGTGCTTATGCTAACGCATGGCTTGTCAAAACGTATAAGAAGCGTGGTGGCAAGTACTAATGGCCTATAAGGGGGGTTTGCGCAAGTGGTTCAAGGAGGACTGGCGTGATGTTAAGACAGGAAAGAAGTGTGGGCGTAGCGGAAAGAAAGATAAAGGCCGACCATACCCTGCCTGTAGACCTAAGAAGGTAGCCAAACGAATTACAAAGAAAGAAGCAGCTAAAAAGACTGGACCAAAAAGAGTAAGCTGGTCTGTTACTGCATCAGGAAGAAAGAGAAAACAGAAATGAAAACGCTAACACCAAAACAAAAGGCTCTTATGAAAAAGCATAAGGTACATCATACTGCAAAACATATGGCTATGATGAAGAAGGCTATGCTTGCTGGTAAAACATTTACTCAAGCACATAAGATGGCTCAGAAAAAAGTAGGTAAGTAATGGCTAAGTCTCCTGCATGGCAACGTAAAGAAGGTAAGAACCCTAAGGGGGGTTTGAATGCCAAAGGTCGTGCATCTTACAATAAGGGAAAAACAAAGACAGGTAAAAAGCGTAACCTCAAAGCACCTAGTAAGAAGGTAGGCAACCCTAGACGAGCATCCTTCTGTGCTAGAATGAAAGGAATGAAAAAGAAATTAACCTCTGCAAAAACTGCAAGAGATCCAAACTCTAGAATTAACAAATCACTTAGAGCTTGGAATTGCTAATTAAAGGATAATCATATGATGAAATTTTTAACAGTAGACAATGAAATAGCTACTATAAAAAACAATAAAGTTATTAGTCCAGGTTCACGCTTTGATGGCATGGACATTAAAACTAATGCTGATATTGAAAAAATATTTGGTGTAAAAGTGGGTAAAAAAGATTTATCAACTTACAAAAAGACTGCTGAGAATGATCTTATGTATGGAGATTCTGGAGAGCAGCGTTTATATGAAGATGCTGTAAAAGCATATCGTGGTGAGATCAAAGGCCCAAGAGCTATGAGAACAATGGATGCAGTACAGGGAGAGTTTCCTGCTAGTATTATGGATCGTATTCGTCAAGATGCTGTTAAACCCAATATGAATAGAATGATGCAACAACTTCCTTCTTCACAACCAATGGGTAAACCACAAGCAAAATCTACACCAATGAACTTTAGAAAAATGTTATTGGCAAACTTAACGGGGTTACTATAATGGCTGGACACGGAGGAAAACGTAAAGGTGCAGGTAGACCTGTAGGAGTTACAGCTGGAACAAAACAAGAACGCTTAGATGCTAAACTAGGTAAAGGTCAAACAACACCATTAAAGTATATGTTAAACCTATTGAATAACCCACAGGTTTCTGTCGAAAAGAAGATGTGGGCTGCAAAGGAGTCAGCACCATATGTCCATTCTAAACTATCATCTGTTACTAAGACTTTGCAAGGTGATGATGATAAGCCTGTTGCTGTTACTATTGGTTGGAGAAAAAAGAAATAATATGTTGGGTAATATGTTCGGAGGATTACTTTCTTTACTACCTAATAATAAAGCTCAAGCAGTTGATGATATTAGATCAGAAGGTTTAATAGCTGTATCACCTAAGAAAGTAGATCAGGTATTTAATTTATTAAATTCTAATTATGATTTAAATGAAGGAGCTATTGCTGCAATCATGGGAAACATAAGTGCTGAAACTGGAGACTCATTTGATTTTACTCAGCAACAAAAAAATGGACCAGGTTATGGTTTATTTCAGTTTGAAGGAATACATCAAAAAGAATACGATAAATTTTTAGAAGAAAATAAAATTAATGATTCTGCAAAATCACAAATTGATTATGTAATGGAAAATATTTATGGTAGTAAACAAGATATTGTTGGACAGGGAAATGCAAAACTATTAAGAGAGGCATTTGCAAGAGGTGATGTAGATTTAGCTACAAGAATCTTTATGACAAAGTTTGAAAGACCAAAAGATCAAAGCGAGAAAAAAATATTAGATAGAATTAAAAGAGCAAAATCATTTATAACTGATGCAGATTGATATACCTTATGAACCTCGCCCTTTACAGGAAAAGATTCATAACGAACTAAAAAGATTTAATGTTATTTGCTGTCACCGCAGATTCGGTAAGACCGTATTTGCAATCAATCATTTAATTATGACTGCATGTGAAAAGCAAAATGCAAGATTGGCGTATATAGCACCAACATATCGCCAGGGTAAGGCAGTCGCTTACGACTATTTAAAAGAATATACGGAACCCTTAATGAAACTTGGTGGAAAACGTCACGAAACTGAACTTAAAGTTGATCTATGGAATGGATCAAGAGTTCAAATCTTTGGTTCTGATAATCCTGATGCTCTTAGAGGATTGGGATTTGATGGAGTATGCATGGATGAGTTTGCATTGATGTCTCCTAGAACATGGACAGAAGTTGTTAGACCAGCTGTGTCAGACAAACTTGGTTATGTAATCTTTATTGGTACTCCAATGGGACATAATCAATTTTGGGATGTTTACGATTTTGCAAAACGAACAGGAAAGGATTGGTATGCACAATTATATAGAGCAAGTGAAACAGAAATTATCTCAGCTGAAGAATTGGAATCCGCTAGAGAAACTATGCCAGAAGATCAATTTGAGCAAGAGTATGAGTGTAGTTTTCAAGCTGCGGTTTCTGGTGCTTACTATGGGAAACAAATTCAAAAAGCTGAAAGAGAAAATAGGATTACAGAAGTAGATTATGATCCTAGCCTGGATGTAGAAACATGGTGGGATTTAGGAATAGGTGATTCCACTTCTATTTGGTTTGCACAACGAACTGGTGAAGAAGTAAGACTCATTGATTATTATGAAACATCAGGTGAATCACTTGGACATTATGCTACAGTCCTTAGAGATAAGGGATATAATTATGGTAGGCATATTGGCCCACACGATATTACAACAAGAGAACTTGGTACTGGTAAATCCAGATTAGAAGTTGCTTACGATCTTGGATTAGACTTTGAAGTATGTCCTCGATTAGAAGTAGATCATGGTATAGAAGCTGTGAGAAATAATTTAGATAACTGTTGGTTTGATAAAAACAGATGTAAATATGGTATTGATTGTTTGCGACAATATCGAAAACAGTTTGACGATAGAATGCAAACATTTAAAAATAAACCCCTACACGATTGGAGTTCACATGCTGCAGATGCATTTCGATATGGCTGTGTTGTTGATGGTCCAACAAGAACTGATTGGACTCAACCCATGAGTGTAGATACAAGATATATAGTTTAAGGAAATATATGGCAAAAGGTAAACCACTAGACGAGTATGTAATCTCAGGTATTTTAGGAGATCATATTAAAAATAGTTATGGATTTTATTCTTCTGAATTAACAGAATCTAGACGCAAAGCTAATGAATATTATTTTGGTGAAGCATTTGGTAATGAAGTAGAAGGTAGATCACAAGTAGTATCTACTGATGTAGCTGATACTATTGAATCAATCTTACCACCATTGCTAAGAATATTTACTGCAAGTGATAATGTAGTTAAAGTAGAACCTGTTGGACAAGAAGATGTTATGATTGCTGAACAAGCAACTGATTATCTTAATCATATTTTTAATAAAGATAATGAAGGCTTTACTGTTCTATACTCAATGTTTAAAGATGCATTGCTACAAAAGAATGGTATCTGTAAAGTATATTGGGATAACTCAGAAAAAATTGAACGAGAAACTTATGAGAAGTTATCTGATGATGAATTTACAATGCTTGTTGATGAAGATGGTGTAGATGTAAAAGAACATACTGAGTACGAAGATGAAACATTTCTAGAACAAAAATCAAAAGCAGAAGATGTACTAGCAGAACAAGAAGATTCTTTACAAGCATCATTGATGAGAGATGAACTTAATAAAGTTCCAACACCTAAACTACATGATGTTGTCATAACTAGAAAACAAACATTTGGTAAAGTTAAAATAGAACCAATACCACCTGAAGAATTTTTAATTGAACGCCAGGCTAAATCATTAGCTGATGCAAACTTTATGTGTCATAGAGTTCCAACTACTCGTAGTGCATTAATTGAAATGGGCTTTGATTATGATAAAGTTTATTCACTACCAAGTGAAAACAAAGAACAATATAACTCAGAACGTAGTACAAGATATAGAAATGTAGATGATGATTACGATAGAACAGTAGGTGATGCATCTACTGAAGAAGTAATTGTTTATGAATCTTATATTAGAATGGATGTTGATGGTGATGGAGTTGCAGAACTTAGAAAAATAACTTCTGCTGGTGATAGTGGATATACTATTCTTGATAATGTTGCTGTTGATTCTCATCCTTTCTGTTCATTAACGCCTATCATTGTACCACATAGATTCCATGGTAGATCTGTTGCAGAGTTAGTAGAGGACATTCAGTTAATTAAATCTACTGTTATGCGTCAGGTACTAGATAATATGTATCTAACAAACAATAACAGAGTTGCTGTTATGGATGGTCAGGTTAATCTTGATGATCTTTTAACAAACCGACCTGGTGGAGTTGTTAGAACAAAAGGCGCACCTGGACAAGTTATGATGCCTTTACAAAATCAAACACTAAGCAACCAAGCATTCCCATTATTAACTTACCTTGATACCATTAAAGAAGAACGTAGTGGTGTTACTAAATACAATCAGGGTATGGATACTGATACATTAAATAAAACTGCTACTGGTATTAATACTATTTTATCTCAATCACAAATGAGATTAGAATTAATTGCAAGAGTATTTGCTGAGACTGGTGTTAAAGATATATTCAAAAAGATATTTGAATTAGTTGTTAAGTATCAAGATAAACAACGTATTGTTAAAATTAGAAATAATTTTATTCCTATGAATCCTATGGAATGGAGAGATAGATGTAATGTTACTATTCATGTAGGATTAGGTACTGGATCTAGAGATCAACAATTACAAATATTAAATGCTATCCTTGGTAGACAACTTGAAGCAATTAAACTTCAAGGATCTGCACAAGGTCCAATCGTTAACTTACAAAACATTTATAATACATTGGCTCGCATTATTGAAAATGCAGGACTAAAAGATGTAGGTTCATACTTTACAGAACCATCTTTAGGTATGCAACAAATGCCACCACCACAAAAACCTCAACAAACAGAATTTGAAAAAGTTTCTCAAATTCAAACACAGCAAAAAGCAGCTCAAGCTCAAATGAATCACGAGAATAAAATGCGTGAATTAGAACTTAAATATCAAAAAATGATATTAGACTTTGAAACAAAAGCAAAAGAACTTGAATTAAAATACAAAGCTGATATAGATGAAAAAGCAATTAAGCGTGAAGCATTAGAAATGAAAGGTGTTAGTGATACTAATAAACAACTTTTAGATGCTTCAAAATTATTTGAACAAGAACAACCTGAGGCAGAAGTACAAATAAATGTCGGATCTCCACAAAGAGACTAGCAGAGGCACAAGAGCCAAAGAAGTTTTAGAAAACGAATTATTCAAAGAAACTTTAGATACACTAAAGAAATCTTATGAAGAAGCAATATTTCAAACTACACCTACGGATGACAAAGGTAGATTTTCTATCTATCTTGCATACCAAATATTAGGTAAAGTTGAAAACCATCTCCGTACTGTTATGGAGACTGGAAAACTTGCAGAGAAACAATTACAAGATCTTCGCAAGAAATAGCACCACCCATCCTGGAGTGCTAAAATAACACTAACCATAAAGGAGTGAACTATGGCTGATGAAGCTATGAATGTGATTGATGCTGGTCAAGTTATCAAAGGTCTAATGACTGGAGAAACTAAGCCTGCTGAAACAAAAGAAGAACAACCAACTGAAGTTGCTGAAGAAGTAACTGAAAAAGTTGAAGAAGAAGCTGTTGATGAAACAGTTAATCCAAGTGATGTTCCGTATATGGATCAGGAAACTGAAGAAGTTACAGAACAATCTTTGGAACAAGAAGCTCAAGAAGATATTAATGAAAGTTCAGAGGAACCTTCATACGTTGTCAAAGTTGATGGTAACGAAATGGAAGTCACCCTTAATGAACTACTTCGAGGGTATCAACGAGAAGCTGATTATACACGCAAAACATCAGAATTGTCTTTAGAGAAATCAAAGTACAACGATCTATTGCAACAATCTCAATCTGAGATTAATCAAAAATTGTCTAAGTTAAATGATTTAACAACAATGGCACAACAAGAACTTCAAAGAGAATATAGCAACATAGACTTTGAAAGACTTTATGAAGATGATCCTGTTGAAGCTGCACGACTAGAACATAAAATGCGAAAGCGTGCTGAAAACTTAAACATGATTCAGGAAGAAACTAAAGCTAATCAAATGCAAGAGTTTCAAAAATATATACAGGAGCAACAAAATAAAATTGCTACCTTAATACCTGACTTTTCTGATCCTGCTAAAGCTACTAAAATGAAATCTGATATGAGAAGATATCTATCAGGTGTTGGTTATAGCGATCAAGAGATCAATAGTATTTATGATTCAAGACAAGTCTTGTTAATTAAAGATGCTATGACTTATGATAAGTTAAGAAAAGCAAATCCTAAAGTTACAAAGAAAGTTGCTAAAGCTCCTAAAGTTGTTAAGCCTGGCGTTGCTAAAACAAAAGCTGATGAAGCTGCAAAACTTAGACGAGATAAACTAAGTCGTCTTAAAAAGTCTGGTCAAGTAAAAGATGCTGCCAAGATTTTTAAAGACTTTCTCTAATTAAAAATAAGGAGGCCTTATGGCACAACCAACCAACTTGTACGATACGTACGACACAACTGGTATAAGAGAAGATTTAGTGGATGTTATTTACAATATCAGCCCTGAAGATACTCCTATACTTTCAGCAATTCCTAGAACTGCTGCTAAAGCAACTAAGCATGAATGGCAATTAGATTCATTAGCTGCACCTGCTGCCAACAAAGTAATTGAAGGTGACGATGCAACTGTTGATGCTATGACTGCTACTACTAGAGCGCAAAACTTTACACAAATTTCTGACAAAGTAATTGCTTTATCAGGAACTCAAAGTGCTGTAGATTCTGCTGGTAGAGCTGACGAAATGGCATATCAAATTGCTAAGAAATCAAAAGAACTTAAAAAAGATATGGAGTTTGCTCTTATCGAAGGTCAAGTAGCTGCTGTTGGATCAGCAACTGCTGCTAGAGCTTTAGG